ATTTTTTAAGCGGGGGCTTATGCGGATTATTTCTTTAAATCGATAAGGGGTCATTAGGGTATATAGGGTAAATACAAGCATTCCCTTAGCGTATAGTATAAGTATAGTAACGTACCTCTATCAAATTTCCATCGTCTTACCTTGCACAGGGCCTGCAACCTTATCCTTCCTTGTCTTCCTCCTTCCTTCCGTCCACTTCATGATATTTAAACCAAACCTACGGGGGAGTCAACGTAACCAACCCTGCCTTAGCATCTTTTCCCTAACGGCCTCCTGCCTAAGCGGTACTTCTAGCTTCAAACGGCGTCTGGGCTCCAGGTTTAGTCGTCTCGTGTCTGGTTTATATTCACCACAAAGATCTATAGGGACTTTAGGAGATCTGGATTTTAGTACTGGATTTTGGTTTTAGGAATTAGAAATTTTATTGATAGAAGTATTTTACAAATACAAATACATACTAAGGGTTTCTTATATGCTCAACACATGAGCGAAACCCTATAAGAACCCTAATTCCCTTATCTGGGAACTACTCACACATTATTATAGAGAGAGATAGATTTGTAGAGAGAGACTGGTGATTTCAGCGTGTCCTCTCCAAATGAAATGAACTTCCTTATATAGAGGAAGGGTCTTGCGAAGGATAGTGGGATTGTGCGTCATCCCTTACGTCAGTGGAGATATCACATCAATCCACTTGCTTTGAAGACGTGGTTGGAACGTCTTCTTTTTCCACGATGCTCCTCGTGGGTGGGGGTCCATCTTTGGGACCACTGTCGGCAGAGGCATCTTCAACGATGGCCTTTCCTTTATCGCAATGATGGCATTTGTAGGAGCCACCTTCCTTTTCCACTATCTTCACAATAAAGTGACAGATAGCTGGGCAATGGAATCCGAGGAGGTTTCCGGATATTACCCTTTGTTGAAAAGTCTCAATTGCCCTTTGGTCTTCTGAGACTGTATCTTTGATATTTTTGGAGTAGACAAGCGTGTCGTGCTCCACCATGTTGACGAAGATTTTCTTCTTGTCATTGAGTCGTAAGAGACTCTGTATGAACTGTTCGCCAGTCTTTACGGCGAGTTCTGTTAGGTCCTCTATTTGAATCTTTGACTCCATGGCCTTTGATTCAGTGGGAACTACCTTTTTAGAGACTCCAATCTCTATTACTTGCCTTGGTTTGTGAAGCAAGCCTTGAATCGTCCATACTGGAATAGTACTTCTGATCTTGAGAAATATATCTTTCTCTGTGTTCTTGATGCAGTTAGTCCTGAATCTTTTGACTGCATCTTTAACCTTCTTGGGAAGGTATTTGATCTCCTGGAGATTATTGCTCGGGTAGATCGTCTTGATGAGACCTGCTGCGTAAGCCTCTCTAACCATCTGTGGGTTAGCATTCTTTCTGAAATTGAAAAGGCTAATCTTCTCATTATCAGTGGTGAACATGGTATCGTCACCTTCTCCGTCGAACTTCCTGACTAGATCGTAGAGATAGAGGAAGTCGTCCATTGTGATCTCTGGGGCAAAGGAGATCTCTTTTGGGGCTGGATCACTGCTGGGCTTTTTAGTTCCTAGCATGAGCCAGTGGGCTTTTTGCTTTGGTGGGCTTGTTAAGGCCTTCGCAAAGCTCTTGGGCTTGAGTTGAGCTTCTCCTTTGGGGATGAAGTTCAACCTATCTGTTTGCTGACTTGTTGTATACGCGTCAGCTGCTGCTCTTGCCTCTGTAATAGTGGCAAACTTCTTATGCGCAACTCCGGGAACACCGTTTGTTGCTGCCTTTGTACAACCCCAGTCATCGTATATACCGGCATGAGGTCCGTTATACACGACGTAGTAGTTGGTATGAGGGTGTTGAATACCCGATTCGTCTCTGAGAGGAGCAACTGAACTGCTAGGTTCAGGTTTTGGTGGGATTGGAATTCCCTGATGTGGACGTAAGAAGTCCGATGGCTTTACGGGCCTAATTTCAGTCTGAACTGAATTCATATCTTTTGGCAAGATATTAGCCATCAACGGATTTGTTGATTCTTTACCAGGAGCCGTTTGCTCTGGAATAGCTTTTACTTGAGATGGCGTAAAAGTAGCCAGTGCAGAATGAACTGCTTCTTCTTTTTCCGGTGTTTCACGGTGGAGAGAGAGGTCTCCTTGTTGCGAAGAGCCGTTAGCTCTTGCTAAGCTTATTTTTGCTCTTACTAGATCGAGCTCTAGCATTAGTATTTTCTCTTGCATGAGGAGTTTTTCTATGTTCTCCATGCTTGGAGGTCTGATTTTCTCAGTCTCCAGAGATGTGTTTAAATAGGCAGTAGCCTTTTGATATCAGCCACAAGTGTGTGGGAATCTTATCTTCGGATTTCAATTAGGAATTAACCTTATTGAATTCTCTTGAAAGGAAGTCCGCAAAGTGGTTGTCGGTTCCTTTAATGTGTTCAACATCAAATGAATAGTGGCTAAGCCATGCTTGCCATCTGATGTTTCTTCCAAGTTTCGAATCTCCTTTGTAATTGAGATTAACGAAACTCTTGAAATGAGTATTATCTGTCCTAATCAGAAAATGAACAGGAGTTAGATAAATACTAAATTTCTTTATAGTATTTATTACCGCCAATGTCTCTTTGTCATTGCTGTGGTAATTCTTTTCTGCAGCTTTAAAGCTTCCAGATGCGTATCTGCAAATTAACTCAGTATTAGTACCTTCGTTAATTTTGATAGCTTTTAACATACCTCCCCAGTAGTCGTCTGATGCATCGGTCTCGATGATCAGCTTCTCCTCTGGTAAGGGATGATGTAGTGGAGGAAATCCTTGCAGATTTTTCTTCACCTTTTGCATGTAGAGGGTATCCTCTTTTGTCCATCTCCATGGAACGTTTTCTTTAAGCTTGGCTTGCAGAGGCTTTCTGATTTGAGCTAGCTTCGGGATGTAATCCGAGGCATATGTTAGTATGCCTAAGAATCTCTGAAGTTGCTTCTTGTCTTCAAGGGTATCGGGGAACTTGTTGATGTGTTCCAAGATATGTCCTTGAGGCTTATGTGTTCCTTCATCTATTTCTAGACCAAGGAAGTTTATCTTCTTCTTGAAGAGTTGTGCTTTCTTCTTGGAAAGGATAATTCCATGTTGATTACACTTTTGTAAGATCATTGCTACGTGAAGTAGATGATCTTCTTCGTTGTTACTGAATACGAGAATGTCGTCGACATAAACGCAACAGAACTTTCTGAACACACGAAATGCTTCGTCCATGTGTCTTTGGAATATGGATGGAGCTTGCTTTAAGCCGAAAGGGACCACATTCCATTCGTAGTGACCTTGTGGACATGTGAATGCCGTTAGAGGTCTTGATTCTTGATCTAGCAGAACTTGCCAGAATCCTGACTTACAGTCGAAGGAAGAGAAGATCTTCTTTCCTCGAATGAGTGTAAGTAACTCGTCTTTGTTGGGAAGATTGTAGGCATCTCCTACAGTAGCTTTGTTCATAGCTTTGTAGTTGACTACCATACGTTTCTTTCCTCTTCGCTTCTCGGCTTCATTGTTGACCAAGAAGGCTGGTGCCATGTGAGGGCTTTTACTGGGCTTGATGACTTTTAGGTCCAGTAATTCTTTGATTTGCTTGTCAAATTCTTCGCGATCCATTGGGCTATACTTCATGGGTTTAACCTTGATAGCTTTGCTTGGGTCGCTGAGCTTGATAGAAGCTTTCATCCATTGCTTAGTCTTGTTAGGATCTAATGGATTTTCTGAACATACTTTCTCAAGTAGTTCTTCGATTTTTTGCATTCTTTGTTGAGTGATAAAGAGTTTTTCTTCTGATAACCTCCTCCCCTCTGAAAGAATAGCAATTTCTTCTAGTGGATTTTCTATCTTGTTTGTAGAAATGTTCACTGGCTCTGGTTGTTGAGTTTTTGAACGTTTCTTCATTGATTCAAGAAATCCTTCGGTGCCTACTCGCACTGCTCTGGTTAGCTTCGCAATATGAACAGGATAAGACTTGTTCTTTGTGAAGATAACTCTATCCGTAAACTGTATGAATGGTTCATACAGCTGACAGAAGTTGTTGCCGATAATGAAATCGATGCCACTTTCTTGCTGATAGACGGTGGGAATTCTGAATATCTCGCCGGCTATGATCAAGTCTATGTCTTTGCAGACTTTGCTGATGGTGATTGAGCTTCCATCTGCTATTTTGACCATAATTGGTCTTTCTGCATTGACCCAATGTTCTTCTGGTATGACGAACTTGGATGCTATGCATAGGCTTGCTCCCGTGTCTACGAAACAGTGAAGTTCTATCTTCTTGTATCCCTTGAAGTAGAGTCTTCCCTTGATGTAGATCGAATTGGGATTGGTGACGTTCATCACCTGCTCAGTCTGAGTCTGAGTCTTCAGAAGTAGATGATCCATCACTTTCTTCTGTAGAGGTTTCTTCTTCCTCTTCTTTGTATTCTAGAATGAATACTTCTTGAACTCCTTCATAGGGTTCTTCAATGGGCTGGAGACCCAATTTTTCTGCTTGTTGAAGGATGTGAGCCTTCTCCGAGCTTTGTCGATTAGGACATTCGTTGGCGTAATGGCCTTCAATGTTGCAGATCCAACATCTGCAATCTTTCTTGCCTTTTGGGCAATACTTTTGCTTTGAGCCCTTCTTTTCTTTGGGCTTGAAGTATTTTCCTGATCGGAACTTCTTTTTCTTCTTATAAGGTTTGTAAGCCTTATATTTTTTCTTGTATCGCTTCTTGTGATACTTCTTTGTGGATGTCTTCTTGCATCCATATTCTGTTGAAGCTTCTCCGATGCTACAACACTTCTTGTTGAATTTCTTCAACTTCTTCTGCTTCTTGGATAAGTCGCAGATTTTAGATAGTTCTTCTTTGACTATCTTTGCCGCGAAACCTAAACTGTAGATGCTGGTTCCGTTAGCTTCATGCCTAAAGCGTGTTAACGCTTTTTCTCCAATGATGGGGATTTTTGACAGGTACTGGTTGATATATCCTGGGAAATCCGCCAGTTCTGTCTTATACATGTTCTTTTCATAATCACATGTAAATTCCTCAAGGTAGCAGATGTCGCAGAGCTGGAGCTTGGTCATTCTGATCTTGGCCTTCTCTTGCTCGTCAATCTTCTCAGCAACTTTGTTGTCGGAGTAGTTTAGTCCTAAGAACATGGTGTACATCGCATCGATCACCTGTTCTATGATGTCTCCGGTAGTGCGGTTCCATCTTGTATTTCGGATTAACTCCTTGGCTATTCCTGATGTTTTGTGTTCCATCAAGAGTAGAATTGTTTCTGGATCGAGATAGTCTTCTCTATTGGTCTTGACTATCAATCCGATTTCTGCTGCCCAGTCGTCGATTAGAGTTCTTCGATTGGTTTGGCAGTCAATGTTGAGCATTCCCATAGACGTTTGCTTTTGTCCTGGAATGGTCTTTGGTTGAGTTGGAAAGTACCGGTCCTCCGGGGTCTTTCTCTTTCTCTCATTGTATCTAGATGGTCCTTCACCATCTTCTTCTTTTGGAATCTCCGTTCCTCCTGTTCGATCCATTCGAACTTGCTCGAATTCAGGTTCTTCTCCTGAATCGCTTTCTTCTTCAGATGTTTCTCCTATTGCTAGAAGGAATTCTGATTCTTCTTCCGAGATTGAGTCTTCGGTAGTTGTCATAACCTGTTCAACCTGCAAATTATCACTAGGTAGAGAGGTTAGATCAATAATTTGGTCCCCGTCAAGGGACTCTTCCATCAATCTTATCATAAGATCGAATTGACTTTCTGAGAGACAATCTTCTCCCAGATTATACCAAAACCTATTAATGGTTCTGTCTAAAATTGATTCGGCCATCCTGCTGGAGCTTTGAAGGGCCAGGTTAAAGCTTTAGGGTTTCCAGAGGATCCTAATTCTTCATTTCCTACTCCGTAATTGGGGTAAGAGTATTTTCCTAAGTTAAGGCCTTTACCTTTTTCTTTAGGTTGTTCTATTAGTTGCTCTTTAGGTTGGGTACCTAAGGCTTCTAATATCTCTTTGTTACAAGGACAATCATTGATGAGCTTGGTTAAGTCATTAACGATTTTTGCTGCAACGGTTTCTAAGCTTTCTTTAATAGGATTTTGGGATCCTAATAATTCTAAGATAGCTTTTATATCCGCTTTCATGGATTTTTGGTCACTGAGGATTTCAGAGACTTCTTTTTGGATCTGATTAAGATTAGCCATTTTAGCCAATAATATTCTTTAATCCTTCTTTGATCGAGTTAATCGATTCTTTTAGCTCTTTAACTTCCTCTTTAGTTAAGGGCTCTGGTTCAATCTTATTTTCTAAGGATTGAATTGCTTTTTCTAGACTTTTTATTCTAGTGTTTTGAGCTTCTAAAAGGGATTTTATTTCCTTTAGTTGGCTCGAGTAATCAACCCCCCCACTCTTAAAAATGGTTTTTGCAGTATTAAAAACTGACGGGTTTTTTGATTTGGACTCCGAAGGGTCTTTGCTTAATCCGAAGTATGAGTTGATCTTCCATATTCCGAGTAAGCTTCTTCCTACAATCTCATTGAGGTTGTTAAGATGATTAATTATATTTTGAATGTTCCCTTTTGAGGAACTAAAAACATAACTTCTATTATTACTATTAAGAGACAATGGTTTTAGTCTAATAATAGTATCTTTTTTATAAACATGCGGTTGTCCCGTAATGCTCATATTATTCTCCACAGATTTCTTTTAATTTATTCTTTAAAAGATCTATGTTCTGGCTTACCCTAGCTAATTCATTTTCAGTATTAGAGGATGAAGCACTGTTACCTATTTGAAGGTTATTACCAATTTGAGTCTTGGTTTTAGCTCCTAATAAGGCTTTGTTTTGGGCTATATCAATGGCCCAATTGCATTCATCATTCTGTATTGTACAGAACTCAGATTGCTGGACATTTCCAATTTCTTGAAATACGTCTTCTAGTTCAATTGTAGCATTTGATTGATAATCTATGCTATGATGACTATTAGTTAATGCATATCCTACGACATAGGTTATGGTCATAACTTTATCACCTTTATTCATAAGATTTTTATTTTCAAAATCATGAATAAGGCTTAGGGTTTGGTTAAGTCTTTGGGTGTTAAGGCTTATTCCAAACTTAGGGTATACAGTAAACATAAACTTACCGTATGCTAGATTACCTTTGGCTGCACCAAGAAGACAATCTCTTCTAGAATTGATTCTATCATCGATTAAAGCAATTTTGATTGGGGTATCAATCCCATTTCGAAATTGAGCTTTAAGCAATATTTTGACCGCTCCAAGATGAACCATGGACATGGTCTTTCTGACTTCAGGTTTTAAGCTGGAAAGTCTTTTATTTATCTCTTCCTTAGTGATTAAGGGAAGATATACCTTACCTGTGGCATCGTGAATGTCCACTGATAATTCTTTTGTCGAGACGCAGTAGAGAATCTCGTTTTTCCTGCTAAACGCTTTTTTCATAACTTGAGATAAAACGTTAGGCATTTTAAATATCTTTTCTTTCTCCAAGGTTAATTGGGTTTTAGAGATATTTTTTAATTGATCGTTTGAGATCATTAGATCGGAGGAGAATCCATCCGAATTTTCTGATTTAAATATTTGCATATTATTTTCAGAATTCTGCGATTGCTCGCTTTGGGTATTTTCTTCTGGATACAAATCCATCTCAACACAGAAGGTTATTTTTCCTGTGGATACTCAATAGAGTACTATTCTCAGAGAGATTTATTGTTCCAGAAGGTACTTCCTGAGGAAGGCTTCGTAACATCTAAGATTTTTAAGGCTTAGAGTCTTGATCTTTTTAGATCTACCATCGTACGACGACTTGAGTTGAGAGTCGAAGTTGGCGTAAACGCTTTCGATGTTGTTCTGAAACCTTACGGTGGTAATCCTGTCGGTCACCGGTGTGAGGGAACTATGTTTGATCTTGAAAGATCTTTTATTTTTAGAGTTAAGAACTCTTTCGTATTTTGGTGAGGTTTTACCCTCTTGAGTTTTGGTCTTAAACCGATTCATGGCTCTGATACCA